TTCTTGTAATTCAGTTTCATTCTCATTCGTTTCTTGATTCTCAGTACTTGTAGCTTCTGTAGCAACTTCCTCAGTCTCGGTTTGGTTGCTTTCTTGAGCAGCTTCAACTGGAGCTTCTTGTTCAACAGCTTCAGGTTGGGCTTGTTCTGATGGCTCTACTTTAGTTGTAGGTTCTGATTGTCCTTCTTCAGGATTCAGTATTCCTAAAATTTTATCAGCAGCACCTTGTACAGATTTATCTGTATTCATATGTTTCTCCTATAGTTATCGCTTCGATTAAGATTGGCGAGATTGGCTTCCTATTTTCTGGTTAAGCCATTTAGTTGTTCTAGCTCGGCAGAAGCTAGTTTACCATTTTCCATGACAGACTCTAAATGACCTTTTATTTTATCAATCATATTATAAGCCATCCAAAGAACTTGTCTTTGTTCATGGTCACTGTAAGAAGTATTGAAAATTTCTGACTTATATCTGTCAGCTAAATAATCAAATGCTTCCTTCATCAGGGGTTCGTTCAGCAGTTGCTGAGCTTTCGCCCCCTCCGAAATCTGTTTGCTTAGATCCTTTTTCATTAAAGAATTGTTTTTGACCTTTCATTATCTCTTTAAATATATCCCCTGATTGTCTAACTTGTTGCTGTTCTATCATACTTCTATTACGCATTTCAAGCTCATTAATCTGAGTATTATATTTTAATTCCATTTCTTTGATTTGTAATTCAAAGTCAAGCAATTTCTGTCTCATTTGAGCTTCCATTTTCTTAGTCTCAACTTGAGCACTTAAGATAGCTCTTTCGTTTTCACCTTGTACTTGGGCTAATGAAACCTTTTCAAATTCAGTTGGTGGTTTAGGAGGAAGTGGTGGCATTTGAGCTGCACCTACTTCTGGATCCATAAAGTATGGTTCTGCACTTCCTAATCCAGTATTCTCTACTAACTTTTGTAAAGTTTTATGAATGTTTTTAAGATTGACCATTGGGCCATAAACATTCTGTTGTAGATTAATTGCTTGTAATTGTTTCTGTAATATAGAATTTAAAAGAATTAGTTGTTGTTCTTTAGAACCTGTACCTAATCCTACTTCAACATTTATATTAACTCTATCTCTCCATTCAAAAGGAGTCATTGGTACAAACTTACCTCTAATTCTAACAAGCTTTTCTTTTTGTTGATACTTGCAAAGTAGTTCAAATATTTTTGCACCTAAATCTTTAACACCTGTTTCAGCAAATATTCTAGCAATCAATTCCATTCTCATTTGAGATTGAGTTAGAACTTGATTCATACCAGTTGCTGTATCATTATTTAATGCATCAGCATTTAATCCTTGAGATACTCTAGTAACACCTGATCTTGCTTCTCTAACAGCATCTAAATAAGCTAATAAACCAGAAGCTTGTTCTGTAATAGGTTGTGCTGTCATGACTTGCATAACATTTTGTGGTGGTTGTTTAGTTCTAACAATTCCACCAGGTCTATTAGTTAAAAGATCATCAATAGCTACTTGTCCATCTTGTACAGCTATTCTGTTATTGTTAGTTAGATACATGTTATCTAACATTTGTCTCATAACAGTAGATTTAATAATTTGTATATCTTCAATTAATTCTGAAACAGATCTACCATAGAATCTGTGTGGCATGATAATTGGAGTAACAGAAACAAATGGCATTGAATCTATTTCTTGAACATCAAGTAATTTATAAGATCCATTACCAGCTAAACAAATTTTAACTAATTCTGCTTTACCATCATCATTAATATCTATTCTTGCATAACATTCATGAATTAAAACTTCATCAGTAGTTTCATCACCTCTATCTTGTGGAGCTGAAAAATCTGTCTCCTGGTGTCGAGTTTGTCTGTCTTCTAAATAATATTCATGATCTCCAACAGGCATATTTTCGATAACATTTCTATCGTATCCCATTTCTATTAATTGTGTTTTAGTCATATTAACTCTATGACAAACAAAATTAGCTGAGTCTATTGATTTAGCTCTACGTTCAATTAAAAATTCTTCAGGTGGAATAGGCTCAATTCTAACTTGACCATATCCAACTGTCTTATGAATTACACAATCATGAAAAGTAATTGTATCAATTACCTTATCATTATCATCTTTAAATTCTTCTTCGTATTCTGTATGTTGTGAAACTTTAACTTCAGGATCTGCAACTAATAAATTAAATTCATCATCAGTTAGCTTTTTATATTCTTCTCTAGTAGTCTTTTGAGAATCATCCCAATAAACTTTTAAGATACCATTCTTTTGAATTAATGCATCTTTAAACGCAGTATATAAAGCTTCAAAGCCTTTATTCTCTTTATAGAATACATGATTAATATAATCACTAGCTTGTCTAGCTATATCTTCATCTTCAGGGCCAACAGGCTCACAGTTAAATACATTATCTCCAGCTGTAAATATCTTCATTAAAGAAGGCATTAAGCTTTCAACAGTATCAGAAACATCTGTTGATATAACTTGTGATCTACCTTCTACTTCATTACCAAATGGTTTACCAAGATAATACTCTAATGATTTTCTTCTTTTAGAAACTATTTCTCCACCGATATAACCTGATGAAGCTCTTATCTCTCTATTTAAAATGGATATAATTTCGTTATCTGTTTTTTTCATATAATATATTTAGTTGTTACTTCTATTGGTCTATCCCAGTCAGTTGTATCTACAGGATCATGAACGCATCCATATCTAAATGCGTCAGCTGCATGTGAGCACCAATCATGTAGAGGTTTGTTTTTAAAAACTTGATTCTTTTCATCCCATTGTTTTCGATATTGTCTTAATGCATCCAAACCTAATTTGCATTTTTCTCTATCAAACCAACAATTTGGTAAAGCATTTCTAACAGATTCGATACCATGATCAACTTCTAATTTTGGAGCTACTTCAAAATCTATACCTAAATCCTGAGCAACTTCAAGTCTTGATTTACCAGTTCCTAATTCTCTTGCTTGAATATCATGAGGTGCAATATGTCTTTCATAAGCATAATTCTTTTCATCAAGAACATCTGCATAATGTGCTAAACTCTCTCCAGAGTTTTCATAATAGTCAATCAAATGTATTTCGTCATTAACTCTTTGTGCAAACCAAATTGCAGTTGAGTCTCCAATTCCTAAATCCCACCATGTTTCAACTCCAACATGTTCATCAACAGGAACTTCACCAATTCGTTTTTCTTTTTCTGCTTTACTAATTAGCTTACCAAAATAAGCTCCTGAAACTGCTGCTGTAAAAGAACATTCAAATTCCTGTTGGAACTGTTCTTCTGTCATTATATCCCGAGCTTGTTTTAATTCTTCATCAGGAATAACTTTAGTTTCACTAGCTCTATATAATTGACCAAACCAATCTTTATGACCTCTTAAAGCAAAATCATATACTTCCCAAAATTGATTGTGGCCCATTGGTGTTCCAATGAACATAACCCAACCAAGATGATCAGATATAGCAGGTCTTATAATTTCTGTCCAAACTCGAGGAGCCATTATGGCATATTCGTCCAGGACAACTCCATGAAACCCCATACCCCTCAAACTGTCTGGATGATCAGCTCCAAATATTTGTATTGCTGATCCATTAAACAATTCTATTTTTAATTCTGTTTCGTTCTTACTTCCACCAAGATACATCAATGGTTTGGTATATTGTTTTAAATATTCCCAAGCAATAGATTTACCTTGCCTATATGTCGGAGCTACGAATGCACATTTAGACATTGGTTTTGATACAGCTGTTTTAATCAGTTGATTAATAGCTAATACCGATTTTCCAAATCGTCTATGACAAACAAGTACATTAAATCTTTTTAAACTATTATGTACTTCTCGTTGTAATGGTCTAGGACTATAAGGTATTGCAATAGTCTTAGTTTTCGTCTCCCCACTTAATGTTGATTTTGATTGGGCCATCAGATCCTAATTTTGTAGTCGTAGTCGCAAGTTTAGCATGAACGTAAGGTGCAGCTTTTTCTGCTGCCATCATTTTTCTTTCTGGTGATGACATTGGATTATTAAGGATTGAAAGCAAATAGTCAAGTGGAGAATGATTATATTTTTGAGCTAGATCATCTAGCATCTTCCACTTCTTCTTTTTGGTAGATCCTTTTGGTCTACCTGCTCCTTCTCTTTTTCCACCTAGTCCAGCCATTATAAGTAATAAGTCCTTTTGCTTGGTTGATCTAAAATCATATCTCTTAGATCTCTACCTTCTCCTGGTTTAGGAGCTTTTCTATATCTTCTAGTTGGTGCACCTGCAACATATGCAGCACCAGTAAGTGCTAACCCAGCACCTGATAATCTAATTCCTTTTTTAATTACACCACCTACAGTTTTTCCAACTCTTTTAAAAGTTTTTCCAGCTTGTTCCATTAAACCTACTTTTTTAGGTTTAAACTTATATTGTTTAGCAGGGGCATTAAATTTATATGGTACAATATCTTTAGCCATTATTTCTTTCTCCCTTTGGCAGCCATTTTTTGAAATTTAGCTTTGCCATATTTTTTTCTACCAATAGCTGCTGCTAGTGCTTTAGGATTTTTAACTCCTTGTTTTTTAAGCTTAGCAGTAAGTTGCTTAAATCTTTTTCCAGATCCTAGCTTTGGTTTTTTTTTCATTAGTATTTTTTCTTAACTTTCATTTTTTGTTTTTTTGCAGCTTTCTTAGCTTGTGCCATACCTTTTTTAGTGTATGGATATTTTTTTTTTCCTACCATTGGCATAGTTTATCCTATCTATTTAATAAACCCTGCATTCTAATATCTCTTTGAGAAGCAACTTGTGGCATTTGCTGAGGTCTTCCCATTTGAGCCATAGCAGGATTTTGTTGTTGTTGTAATAAACCTCTTTGTTTTTCAACTTCAGGCATTAGTTTAGCTTTAATAATTATTTGAAGTCTTTGAGCATCTTCTTTAGAT